GCCGCGCTTTCCACTGGCGCCGGCCGCGTTGAGCATCGGACCTGCCTGACTGCTGGCGCTGGCGGAAACGGATGATCTGCGGCTCGGCGCGGCAGTCACCGCGCGCTTCTATGGCGGCGGCATCGCCTGGGCACTGGCGCTGCCGGTCCACGAGCTTTTCAGGTGGAACCGGCTGATGCGGCGTGTGTGGGAGATCGAGCATGGCCGATAGGACGCGCTGATGTCCGGCAGCCGCAGCGGCGGATTCAGCGTCACCATCGGTGCGACGGACAACGCCTCGCGCACGATCGACGGCATCAACAAGCGTCTGGCGTCGCTGACGGCGCCGGCGGATCGGCTGAACCGTTCGATTTCCAAGTTCGGCGATGTCTCCGGCATCAGCCGATTATCGCAGGGCTTCAAGGATTTCGGCGCCTCGGCGCTCGATAGCTTCCGCTCGCTCGATCGGATTATCGCTCCGCTCGGTATCATCACCGGCGCCACCTCGCTCGCCGGCGTGGCCGCGCTGGTGCAGCGGTTCGGCGAGTTCGGCACGCGCGTGCAGAACCTCGGCTACCGGCTGTCCGTCCCGGTCGATCGCCTGACGGCGCTGGAAGGAGCGGCGCGGCTGGCCGGTGCTTCCGCCGGATCCCTGGACAGCGGTCTCGTCAGTCTCGGCGACAAACTCTCGGGCGCTGCCTGGGGCCGCGATCCGCAGGCGGTGCAGCTCTTCCAGTCGCTCGGCGTCGCGTTCCGTGATGCCAACGGCAACGCGCGCCAGGCGGTCGATGTGCTGGGCGACGTCGCCGAGGCGATCAAACGGTTGCCGGATCCTCGCACGCAAGCCCGCGTTACGCGGGAGTTGTTCGGCGGCGACGAGCTGCTGCCGTTCCTGCGTCGCGGTCGCGAGGGCATCGCCGAGTGGCAGGAACAGGTTCGACAGTTGGGCGGCACCGTGACGCCGGAGATGGCGAAGCACGCCGACGAACTGCGCAAATCGTTCGCGGAGGTCGGGATTGCCGCGGAAGGCCTGGGCAACACGATCGCCGACCGGCTTTCGGGAAGAGTGAGCGACCTCAATGAGCATCTCGCGACCTGGATCGCGCGAAACAAGGATCTGATCGCCACCAAGATCGGGGAGTGGATCGACAAGTTCGTCGAGGCGCTCGAAAAACTCTCGGCGTGGACGGAGCGACATCCGCAACTCGCCGGCGCTATCCTGGGCGGCGCGATTGGCAGCCGCCTCGGGCCCCTGGGTACACTTGGCGGCGCAGCAATCGGCGGCATGCCGAACGTGACGCCATTCACAAAGGAAGAAGCCGGTCCGCCGCCACCGCCGGGATGGGCGCCGACGCCGGAAAAGCCTGCCCTGCCGCCCTACAGTCCATGGAATCCCGGAAGCTGGCTCTATCACAGCGGGACCGAAGCAACGCCAGGCGACGATGCTTCGCCGGGATTCCTGAGCAAGCTGCTGCAGGCGTTCACGCTGCTGCCGGGCGGGCGAAGCAAGCCGCAACTTGGACTTGGCGGCGATCTGAGCCGGCGCGGGCCGCCGGCGAGTGCCTCGGAGGCCGCGGCCGTCGCGCAGCGCGCGCATGATTTCTGGCGATCGAAGGGCTACACCGAAGATCAGACCGCCGGCATCCTGGCCGGCATGAACCGCGAGAGCGGCTTCGATCCCGGCGTGGTCGATCCGTCGCGCAGTTCCTTCGGCAGCTACCAGTACACGGGCTCACGCCTCGCGGCGATCCAGAAGCGCTACGGCACGAAATATCCGACCGAGGCGCAGCAGAACGAATACGCCGCCTGGGAAATGTCGCCAGAAGGGCCGGAAGCGGAGGCCGGCCGCAGGGTACGCGCCAGCACGACCGCCGCGCAGGCAGGGCTGCAGTTCCGCTCCGGCTTCGAGCGGCCAGCCAATCCGGCAGAAGGGATGGCGACCGGCCGCGATGCTCCGGCTTTCGTCGGCGCCTACGACAGGTGTGCGCCGGCCGGCGCACCGGTCGCCGCGGGGGCGAGCGACGAGGACTGGCTAAATCAGATGGGCAAGACCTATCCCTCGCTCCGCGGACCGTCGGACGGGCATGTGAAGGTCGACGTGCACCTGCACGGCGCACCGCCCGGGACCTCCGCACAGGTGACATCGTCCGGCCCGGTCAGCGCGCCGCCGCCGCGCATCGAGCAACCGATGCCGGGAGCGCGGTAGCGTGTCGGGCTTCCAGAACATCACGGGCTTTGCCCCGCCCATCAGCCTCGGCAGCTTCATGTCGCTGCTGCAGAACGCGGCCTGGCGCGGTGTGCCGTTCAAGGTGGTCGGCGCGTCCGTGCGCAAAGGACGAAAATTCGCGATCCACGATTACCCGTTCCGCGACGGCGGCTGGGCCGAGGACATGGGGCGCGCGCAGCGCACCTATGGGTTCACCGGCTACCTGATCGGCGATCTGGCGCCGGCCCTGCAGCTCGCCCTCGATGCCGCGGCCGAGCGGCCCGGGCCGGGACTGCTGATCCATCCGACGATCGGCGCGGTGAACGTCTCGCTGCTGTCCTGCGCCACCGCGGTGCGGCGCGACGCCATGCGGGTGATCGAGGTCGCCTTCGAGTTCATCGAACAGGGCGATCGGCTGTTCCCGTCGGTGCTGATCGCGACGGCGTTCTCCGTCCTGGCGGCGGCGGACATCGGCGTGACGGCCTGTGGGAGCAGCCTGGGCGGCGTTGCCGGCCCTGCGGCCTCTGCCGGCGGCGCGGCGATCGGCGAGGGCGTGGCGGTCACGCAGGCCTTCGCCACGGCCTGTCTGGGCCAGGCCAACGATCCGGCGGCGCTGGTAGCGATGGCGGCCGGCCTGCAGGCGGACCCTGGCTCCAGCTACGGCCGGTTCGGGGCGGGCAACGCATCGCTGATGCTGCCGATCGGCACGACGATCGGTGGGCTGCAGGCGCAGGTCGCGGCGCAGCGCGCCACGGTCGCGACGGCAGGCGCGGCGGCGGTGCTGGCGCTCGGGCAGTTCACGGCCGCGACCGGACCGGCAGCCGCGACGGCGATCGGCGGGCTGACCGAGGCAACACGGCTGACAATGACCGATCCCGCCGACCAGGTGCGCGTCCTGTCGGCGCTCGCGGGCTTCACGTTCATGGATTCCATCGGCGCCAGCGGCAGCTATCTGGGCGCGGACATGGCGACGGTGCGGGACGCGGCTGCAGCGCTGTGCCGGCGGATGGCGCTGGTGAGCCTGGCGCGCTCCTCGGCGGCCTATCAGCCGGTGAGCTACCAGGATGCGGCCGGCCGGCGCGAGGCGCTGGCCGCGCTGTTCGATGCCGAGATCACGGCCGCCGGCGACGCCGGCGAGGATGACGCCTACACGGCGCTGAAGGCGCTGCGCGCCGCGGTGATCGCCGATCTGACGGCGCGCGGCGCGTCGCTGCCGCAGGTGGTCACGGCTGCTTTCCGGGCCTCGCTGCCAGCGCTGATGATCGCACAGATGCTCTATCGCGACGCCAGCCGCTCCGACGAGATCACGCGCGAGGCCGGCTCACCGCATCCTGGGGCCTGCCCGCTGTCGTTTCAGGTGCTCGCCGCCTGATGTCCGGTCTGGTGGCAGGCGCGCTGTCGGCGCTCGGCTGGGACGACCTGGCGCGCGATGACGTGTCGATCGTGATCGGCTCGACACAGCTTGCGGGCTGGCAGAGCGTGAACATCGTGCGGTCCTGCGAGGCGTTCCCGAATTCCTTCGCGCTGACCGCGACCGAGGAATACCCCTACGACGCCAGCCGCATCATCGCCGAGCCGGGCAAGGGCGTGTGCAAGGTCTACATCGGCGGCGACCTGCTGATCACCGGCTACGTGGATCGCTATGCCATCTCGACGCGGCCGGGCGCGCATGACGTGATGATCACCGGCCGGGGACTTTGCGAGGACCTGGTCGATTGCTCGGCCGACCTGATCAACTCGCCGGACACGATCGGCGGCATGATCAATGCGTCGGACGCGCTGGACCTCGCCACGAAGCTCGCCAAGCCGTTCGGCATCACGGTGAAGCTGGTCGGCGACGACAAGGGGAAGTCGATCCCGTTGTTTCAGGTGGCACTCGGCGAGACGCCGTACGAGATCATCGAGCGCGTCGCGCGCTATGCCGGCTTTCTGGTCTACGAGGACGAGGCGGGCAACGTGGTGCTGGATCGCGTCGGCACGACGAAAATGGCCTCAGGCTTCAGCATGCCGGGCAACATCGAAACGGCGTCCTCGATGATGTCGTTGGATCAGCGGTTCTCCGATTACACCGTCGTTTGGATGAGCGTGAACCAATACGCCGACGTCTCCAACAAGGGGTTTCAACGCGCGCACGTCGTCGACGAGCATATGCCGCGCTACCGGCCGAAGATCATCGTCTCCGAACAGACCACGCCGGACTTCGAAGTGGGAGAGGCACGGGCGAACTGGGAGCTTGCCCGGAGGATTGGTCGCTCGCAGGCGATCGAGTTGAGCTGCGATGCCTGGCGCGACAGCGACGGCAAGCTCTGGCAGCCGAACCGGTTGGCGCCGATCGCGGCGGCGGCACACAAGATCGGCGGCGTGAAGTGGATCATCGGCACCGCGGTGTTCCGCAAGGATCAGTCGGGTACGCACGCCGATCTGACTTTGATGCCGCCTGACGCCTACAAGCCGCAGCCCGAGCCGCTGCAACTGTGGGATCGGGAAATTACGCAGACGCCGCCGAGCTCGCAGGATCCGAAGCCGGCCGATACGTCGACGCCGCCCGCCGCGCCGGTCTCGCCGCAGGTCGATACCGAGCTGCCGCCCGGATTCCGCTGAGTGGACGCCTACACCGCCGCGCTCGAGCGCCGCGTCGCGTCGTTGGAGCGATCCATCGCGCGGCTGGAGCGCCGTCTCACGCAAGGGGTCGCCTTTGCGCGCTCGACCGCCGTGCCGATCGACAGCGGCAACGTGCAGACGATCCAGGGGCGCCTCGATGCGCTGTCCGTGCGTGACGGCATGCCGGTGCTGATGCACTACGGGTTCTCCTCGGCGATGCCGGTCGGCGGCGACAAACTGGTGGTGTTCGGCAACGGCGAGCGATCGAGCGGCGTCGTGGTGGCGACCGGGCACCAGGCCTACCGCTTCAAGAACCTGCTGGTGGGCGAAAGCGTGCAATACGACCAATGGGGCCACTCGCTCCGGTTGACGCA